GCAAAATCACCAAAAGCATTAGTATTTGCAGCAATAGCCCAATTTCGTGAACTTGCATTTGCATTTGTTGTCCATATTTCTAATCTATTATTGCTTGATGATGATAGCAATCTTGCTGAACCAGTTAAAGCAGTAGTACCAACAATATCTAAAGGATAAGCAGGACTACTCGTCCCTATTCCTAATCTATCATTCGTAGCATCCCAAAATAAATTAGCCTCACTTGTTAAAGAAGTCGTTCCGTTGAAATAAGCTACTTGTCCTGAAGTTCCTGTTCCTGTTATTGGATTGGTTAAAAGATTCTGTTTCCCGTTAAAAGTATTCCAATCAACTGAAGAAAGATAACCATCCGTAGATGTTGTCGCTTGAGTTATTCCTATCGTCCCCGTTGAAGTTATCGTTCCTCCCGTAATAGGTGAAGAAGTCGCAATAGAAGTAACACTACCACCGCCTCCACCCGTGCCGTTTTCCCAAACACTTAAAGTAGAGTTATATTTTAAAATCTGACCGTTTGCTAATGTTCCTGTGTCTATTCTGACATTATGCAATTCGTCTATCTCATACCCGTTGTCAATCTTGACAAATATCTTTCCGTTGTTAGCATTAACATAAACCACGAATCCACAGATGACCGTGTGGTCAGGTGCTTGTGGTTTTACATTCGTTAATCTACCCGGGACAGTCGGACTTAAATAAAGAACATTTCCATCTGCCCAAGTCTCACCCTGAAGTGATCCAGTTGTGTTTATGTTCTCAACAAGTCCAGATGTAATGATGAACCCTGAATTGTTGTTGTTTATATTCTCCGCAATAAGACCTAAAGTGTCTGCACTATTTGCGTCATTATTCGCTTGTGCTAAATTAACCTGAAGCCTCTGTCCCTGTGCCCCTGTGACCTTAACGACTTGGTAATTAGAACGGAGAACATTGCCTCCCGTTCCGTTTACTACTCTTGCAACTTGCTTCTGACCTAAAGGCAAAGAAACAGAACCACCTTTTAAAAGAAGGTCAATCGTTCCTTCTTGGTCATTCCAACCTAAATTACCTATTGCAGGAGTATAAGTAGTCGGAGTGGTGTCAAACTGAACATACCCGGTAGTTAGTCCGTATTCGCCTAATGTGACATTTCCCGTTGCCCCTGTGTAAGGGACTTTTAAATCTAAAGCGGATTGTAAATCAGCCTGGTTAGTTATACTGCCCTCTATGTCACCCCAAACAACAGTCTGACCATCCAATGTAATCTCAACAGGATTACTGCCGTCATCAATGTTGACAACAACCTCTTGAGAATCTAATGTAACCTCAATTAAAGGTTCGGTAAATATCCGTGCTGATTGGTATAATGACATTATATTACTGATTCAACAGACCTGTCGTAAATTATTAAAGTGCCGTTAAGTTTAACCTTATTGTCGTATAACAATTGGTAGTAATATTCTCCCGTGCTATAATTTGAGTTAGTGGCAGAAATAAGTACTGACAATTCATTTGAAACCAATGTGAGACCGGCAGCAGAAGTAAGAGTAAACAATACCGTACTGTCTTTTTGATTTTTTCTTAATGTAAATGTAAAAAGATTGCTTGGCCAAATGTAGGGGTCACCGGCAGAATCTTTGAATGATATTTTCAGCGTTTCAGCCGAATTGAATCGCTTGTAAAGTTTTAATGTGCCTTCGCCACCAAATGTTACCTTACTCATTTTTGAGTTTATTTAAAGTCTTTGGAAATAATTTCTCTACCTCTTCCGGTGTCATAGGTTTCTGTTCTGCCTCATCCTGGTCAAATGACAACTTGATTAAATCTGTTTCTTTAAAAGGCATTGGCTTGGTTTTGGAATCTCTCATATAGTTTATCATTAATATCCATATTTTTCTAATTCTTAACCATTCCAATTCCTGTAAAAGCTTCTTCTCCTTTTCTGACTCTTCGTATTTCTTAATATGCAAGTCAAACTCATACCAAGACAAATCGAAGAACTCTTCAACGGAGAGATTTAAATTAACAAAGGCAAAGTTGAGATAATCATCAATATCCCAGTCTTTTACTGATGAGTCCCCTCCGGGGTCGGAGGGGTTTGATCGTTTGGGATGCTGATGTTTTCAGTTATGGTTTTTTCCATTGTCTCAAATCCAAAGGTATCAATCCACGCAGCCACCTCATCCTTGCTTGGCTCTTCTTTTTTAAAAAGCCTTGCATAAGCAACTGCAGCAGTCCAATACCAGGTAATTTGAGCCTCTATGTCTGTACCATCAAGTAATTCGGACATTTCAGCCAGTTTGCAGTTCATTGACTTGCAAAATAAAGCAGCCTGCATTGTACCGAATTTGAAGCCTTTTTTTGCTCCAAAAACATCAATCTCAACTATGCCTTTGTATTGATTCATTAAGATTCGTATTTAGCCCAAGTTCCTGTGATTTCAAATGTACCGCTAAAAGTAGTGGCAGCATTCAAGGGACCAGTAAATGACAATGTGTTCAAGTAAGCTTGAGCATAAATTGTCAAAGTGGTCTGATCACCAACACCGATTGAAACCTCTGTTTTGTTCTTGTGAATGTCAATCAGGTCCTGCAAACCATAAGTTGAAGTTGCATTAAACAGACCTTCAAATTCTACAGTTGCAGTATTACCGGAAGGAAGGATGGCACGGTTGCCATTGTTGTCCTTACAAGTTACATCGATTGTTGTGTTTGTGCTATTGAATGTAGCGTTAGTCAAGCAGCCAATCAATTGACCGCCAACATATACACCGATACTATTACCATTTATTACAGCCATATTAGTTATTGTTTAATTGTTCCAAGTTTAATTTAAATTTATCTTTAGGTGGATATTCTCCATCGTATTTATCTCCAAATTTAAGTCTAATTAATTCACTACCCAGTTCAGCATCTGTTTGTAAAACAGTTCCTACCGGATAGCTTTTGCCAAAAGCATTTACCCATTTCTTTTTAAGTTGTACTCTATAAGCCATGAACACTAAAGTTTGTGGTTTTAGAATATAAGTCGTGATCCTTGTCAAATCCATCATACTCTCCATCAAATACAGCATAGCCAAAAGACTCTCCGTTGATGGTTCCTGAAGATTGATTCTCCAAAGCATTAATCACAGCATCGTTTATCAAAGTAAGCTTGTCATAGCTTGTAGCATAGCTTGTGACCTCAATAATCCAGGTATAACCACAATTCTTTGCAGATGATGTTTTACTGGCCACACGGCAAACGCAATAAGGAGCAGCCTCTGTTTCAAACACAACGACCGGATAAACCTTGTATTTGGTTTTAGCCTTGTTCTGACCTATTTGAGCCTGAAGCGTAGCATTATTTTCCAATATGTAAATTACTGCGTTTATCATTTGCTCCAAGTACCTCCGGCCTTTCTTATTGTTGTTCTCATAAAGTTTCTCAACTTCTTGCCAACAGATTCCTTGATATTATCAGTAACCTGTGATTTTGTAGAATTAAATGCAGGTTCCATAAAAGGATGTGCATCAACCCATTTAATTCTGTCACCACCTTTTGTTTTTGTCAACCAATGCCCAAATTCAATCCAATGACCGTGATATCCTTTATAACCTCTTTTTCTGCGTGGACCAACATAAACCAATCCTACAGTATCAGCCTTACGCATTGATATCTTTTCCGTTCCAATAGACTTTGACAGATATCCTCTTCTGTTCCTTATTTTAGATTGAGCAGCAGGGATAATAGGTTTAGCAGCATCAGCGTGAGCCTGACCAAGAATTCTATGGGTCAATTGAAGCGGAAGTCCTTTTAAGACATCATCAATTTCTTTGTAACCTGAAAGACTCAATTTTACATCCATAGCTTATGTGTAAAAGATTTCGTCCATCAAATTACTTGTAATCTTCATCCACCGGTTTCTGCCCTCATTCATCAACAGAATGTTCATTATCTCATATACCTGGTTATTGTATACAATACGCATAGTCCGATTAATATCATCCCGGTAACGCATTGTCCATTCGGTATTTTGAAAATAACCAACCCTGTCGTTTTCTACTGCTGTATTGCCGGAAACATCGTACTTCTTTGCGCTTACCATTGGGTCAGTCTGAATACATTCCCAATCGGTTATTTTATCCTCATTGGAAGTGCCATCCACAATGACTGGCTGTATAAACCAAATCTCGTGATCAAGATGCCCTATTAATATCTTATGCCCTAACATTCTGCAGACTCATTAAAAGTTCAATCTCTTGACTACTCAAATTAGCATATATCTTATTGATGTCGTAAGGAACACCAAGGAAATAATTAAACTTCCAAATGTTCTCTTCGCTCTTTACATCAATTATTCCAGGCTCATCCATAGGACTGACCTTGACATAATCAACATCCGTCTTTTGCTTGATGTTAAGAACAGAATTGTTATCCAATCCACGATTTAAGCCACTTGCCCAAATCTGATATTCCATCCTTTCAAGCAAAGCCTTGCTAATTACCCTTCCGGCACCATAAGTGCTTTTGTCAGAAATCAGCCTTCTGCACTCACCATTCTCACTTTCAATGTATGCAGCATCAGAGATGCCGAAAAAATCATACTTTTCAAAGTAAGGCAAGTATTGAGTCAGTAGATTATTTGTAACCAAGTCATCAGAACCAATCTCCATCATAAAGTCAAAATCATAATGAGCCAATTGTCTTAACCCAAAATTCTTTTTTCTTCCTAATGGCAGATTTTCAGTTATTATCCAATCAATATCATATTTCTCACATAATGGAATCATCTCTACTTCAGAGATAACTGCAAATGCCGAAATATCAAATGATGGATGCGTCTTTAATCGTTGAATACCAAGAAAGCACAGTTCGGTGATTTCCGGTCGCTTCCAAACGGCTAAAAATAACTTTAATTTGATTTTAGATGCTTGCATTCCAAGATACTTTGATGCTGTCCAACAAAGCTTCGGAATTCCAGGATATCTTGTTCCAGTTCATCATATTGATAGAACCGGCAACCTCATCCTGACGATTTTCAAACATAGATGCCACTTGTAGCAGAATTGCCTGCTTTACCTGTTCAGGCAGCGGTTCGTTGATGGCCGAATCATATCCGGCAGTATATTCAATTGTAATGGCTTGTGGATATTTGCGTACATCTGTAGGCCACGCATCAACTTCACCATCTGTACCTAATGCAAATAGACGGCAATATCCCGAATGCAGGTCAACCGCAAAATCAGTACCCTCAACCATTGTGGTTGTTGTGCCATCATCATTCAAATAAGTAAATGAATCAATGGTTTGCAATGGTCCGTAGGGAACTGTTATAGGGTCACCCAATAAAGGAAAGGCATCTAATTTGATTCGTCTTTCTTGAGTCATAAAAGACAAGCCGGTATAGGTTTCGCATAATCTTCTTGCAGTCTTTATAAGACTAAAGATATACGCATCCTTTGCGCTTCCTGTGTACTCCAAATGCACCTTGGCCTCTGCTAAAGTAACAGGTTCGCTTGTCGGCTGATCTATGACTCTTGAATAGACTATCATTTTTTAATTGGCAACAGGTCTTTTT